ACCCATGCATTGCCGAAAACCCATGCGTTGCCGGAAACCTTTGCATTGCCGGACACCTTTGCGTTGCCGAAAACCTCTGCGTTGCCGGAAACCTTTGCATTGCCAAAAACCTCTGCATTGTCAAAAACCTTTGCATTGTCAAAAACCTCTGCATTTCCGGTAACCCATGCATCGCCGTCTTGCGATACATTTCCCTCTTTCTCTACGTATCCTCCAAGTTCTCCTGCTTTCACGTCTCCAAAATCAATTAATGCCTTAATTCTAAATAATTTTTTCCCAGCTTCGTTTGTAATAGGCTCTGTTGTTAATTCAAATTTTTTCATTTCCCTTCTTCCTTTCTTGGCTTCCATTTTCCTAACATTTGTTCCAATTCTCTTGGTGTTAGCGTTTCGATTCCTAAATCTTCCGCTTCCTGTATCGTTCCTTTGATTAGCTCACTCATTTCCCGACTGTCGTAGGTATGTGAGCCTCTCATGAGCCTGTAAAACACTACCTCTTTGCCTTTTTCTAGCCGCCGTCCTATCGCAACTGTGTGAACGTCCTCTTTTTTGTACATGATGTCGGTTGGGACGTTAGTTTTCAAAACTGCTATGTCCCCTTTTATCAGCTCCGGCTGTCCGTATCTTCCTATCATTAAATTTTTAGCTTCCGCCTTGCTCGTGCCGATTTTCTCTGCTATTTTGGTGACTAACACGTGGAAATAGGCGTTTGCCGACAAGCTTCTTTTCTTGCGGAACGGTTTAATTATTACGGACAGCTTTTCCAGCTTTTTCAGTTCGTCCACGCCCTTTATAAACTGCTCCGCCTCGTTGATTTCCAGGGTAACTGTTATCTTTTTGCTAAAATAATCCACTGCTAAGTTTTTTATTTTTCCAGTTAAATCCATGCTATTCCAGTCCTAATTCTTTCATGGCTTCAGCGTATTGTTGCTGTGTCGTCTGATACAATGATTTTAAACCTCTTTGACTTGCCCATTCCTTGATCTGGGCTTCCGTCATTCCTTTTTTTTGCATCAGATCATAGAGCCGTTTCGCCTCTTTCTCTGTGACAACCTCGTTGCGTTTATATTCGTCTGTATCTGCATCTTTGGAATCATCCAGAAGAAACAAGCTATTTAAGGCGTATTTCCTCGCGTAGCTCGATGCTGACCCGGTAACTTGTGCTGCGTCCATCTTTTTTTTGCTTTCCTCCTCCCTGGCGTATGCTGTAGTGCAAAAACTGCCATCACTTTCTGTGTCTTTTAAAATTGCTGTCGCCTTTATGTAAAATCGGTTGCCCAGCATGATGATTTCGTCGTTTACGGTTAATATTAAGCCTTCCCTGTCCAATAAAGGCTTTACTGCCTCGTAGATGTCCTCTAAGCTCCTGTAACTATAGCCACCATACTCACTGTATTTACTCTTGGGCACCTTTAATTCTGCTTGAATTTTTTGCAACTTTGTGTAAACATCTCCCATTTTTCTTACCTCACAATCACGCTCTTTGAGGTCTCAATGTGTGCCCCTGCGACCTCTTTCCCGGCTTTAATTGCCTTTTTAATCGCTGTCTTGTCCGCCTGTGGCTCTGGAATTCTGATGTATTCCTCTGACAGACTACCTAAGTCGTCAATAGTCACAGACTCGCTGTTTCTGTATGACACGCTGACTCTTGCCGTCTTGAGCTTTTCACCGTCAAGAGCATGGGACAGATAGTCCTTGCACCTCTGTGCGGCGTTCTCGCAACTTCTACGGCGTTTCGCAAGCTTTTCTTCCTCCTCTTTGATTGCCTTTGCTTCTGCGGCATAATTCTTCACCGCCAGCGCGATTCCCTCCACCTTTTTGTCTCTCTCGATGTTGAGAGCCTCAAGTTTTTCGAGGTCAATAATTTCTCCTGTCTCCTCGTCTACACAGTCCATAATTGCACTGTCAATCTCGTATAGTGTCATTGCTCTAATTCCTCCTCATATCCCTGCTCGTATTCGTTGCAGTTTTCCGCACCTCGTTTGATTGCTTTGTGTGCTGTTCTGCACTCATATTCCGCCTCAAGGCGCTGTGTCTTTAAATACTCTCTAGCCGGGTCAAATCCTCGTTCCATTTCCTGTACCCCATGTCTCTTTAATAGCCTTGCTCAGTTCGTTGTAGCCTCTGGCGTATGCCTCTATCTTTTTCATGTCGTTGCTTCTTTCAACGCCCAGTCTAAACAGCTCAAGCAGTCCCTGTGCCACCTCTCTGTCTTTGACAGTGATCGTGACTTCTGCCGGGATTACTCCTTTCCCCATCACTTTATCGTCATATTCCTTCGCCTGGAACCACGTCGCATTAATCATCGCATCCATAGCCTAACCTCTCTTTCTTTCCTGCTATCCAGTCACCTAATGCTCCCTCGCACTGTTCCGGGGTATAATTTTTATTATCCTGCTCTAACCGCCCAACTATTTCTCCCAGTGTGGGGAGTTCTGGTACTGTTTCTTTTCGCTCTATCGCTCCCGCCGCTCTTATCATTTCTCGGAGCTTCGGCGGGTACTTGTCTATCTCCTTTTGTCTTTCTAACGCCGCTCTGTAGCTTCTGAGGAAGTTTGACTGTATGACCGTCTGAAAGTCCGCTGAATCTACTACCGCCCAGTCATGGAGCGTCTGTGGCGTTCCTACTGCCTTTTGCAACGTAGGGGGCAGTTTGTCAAACTCCTCTCTGTAACCGTAAATCCCGTTACCGCACGCCTTTGCCACTGTTGCCCATGCTTCCTGCTCGCTCAGGTAGCTGCTTTCTGCCTTGAGCTTGCTGGCACACTCCAAAATGTCTGCCGGTGTTGGCGGAAACTTACCTGTTGTCATGTACATCTGCGCCGCTACGCTTATTGTCTGGTAGTCGTTGTTCTTACCTACTAGGCGGTACCACATATCTAACGCCTGTTCGTTGGGAACAAATCCCGGAGCCGTGTAAACGGTCTTTAGTGCGGCTACGATTTTAGAAAACTCCGAAATCGTCATACATTCCGCCTCCCTCCTGTTCTTTCTGTGCCGCCCAGTGCTGTATATCTCCGTACAGCCGTTCGTTAATGTTCTTCGTGCTGTCGTTAGCTGTTTTCAGTTCAAAAAGTCCTAGCCACTCTTTATCCAATGACTGGTCTATAATCTGTTTCATCAGTCCAACATCACCGCCAGATAATTCATGCAACTTTTTGAGTAATGCTTTCAAGGCTCTATCCGTCCGAACTGGTTTTCTAATCTTCTTACGCATGGAAAGAAATTCCAGAAACTTATTGTTTAGTTCCTCGTCCTCAAAGTATCTCGCGGGCGCGCCTTTATCTTTAGTATTATTACTAGTATTATTATTAGTATTATATATATTAGTATTATTGGTACCCATTTTGACTACACCCCCGTACCCATTTTGACTACACCCCGTACCCATTTTGACTACACCCCCGTACCCATTTTGACTACACCCCGTACCCATTTTGACTATAGGGGGTTCAGCTTTTTCATGAGCTATATAACGGTTAAATTTCACCCCACTAATCTCTTCAACTCTCTTCTCAATTACTCCACGATTTGCAAGATTTTCAAGATTTCTTTGTGCAGTACTTTTTGACACGCCAAGAAATTTGGAAATATATTTCAACGACCCTTTAAATTCTGATTCGCCATCCTGCGAAAAGCCATAAATAAGGGCATACGTGAGAAGTTCGTTCCCCTTTAACTGTAAATCTGATATCATCCAATCTTGAATAACGATATATGCCATGTCTACCTCCTATCTTGACAAATTGCCAAGTCTTTTGTAAAATCTAGTTATGTTTTATTTGGCAAGAGCCTAGTGGTAAGGTTCTTCCTTTTTCACTTCGTGTTCTACGCCGTCTTTATCGGTATAAAACACTTTGTCATACTCTACACCTTGTTGTCGTCCTAAAAGGGTGTAGAGTAGTCTAGCAACATACTCTGGTCTCGGAGGTTCATTCATTTTTTTACTCCTCTCTTTTCGTAAGTTCCTGACATTGCAAGAATTTATTAATAAAATATTGCTGTCCTTTACCCGTGACTTTAGTTGTCTTGGTGATGATATTTTCACCCGCTCCGTTAATGTAGGAGCCTTCCTTGATTTCAAACAATCCAAGCTCCATACCTTTCTGGGCTGGCATGTTTCTGCTTGACCCACGTTTGAGTAGAAAGCCATTTTCACGCATCCAAGAAAACAATCTTCGTTGTCCGATTTCGATGCCATTCTGTTTTAACAGCTTCGCAAGCTCACCAATCAAAATTGAGGTCTGGCTTGCTGAAACGGCATCTGCAAACACTTCTTTTGGTCGCATACGCTCAACGCTTTCAAGCAAAACTGCATTGTCAGCTTTTAAAGATTCAATGGTTTTGTCAGCCATTCTTAAGGCTCTGGCAAAAACCTGTTCTGGCGTGTTCCATGCTTTTTCAAGGTCGAGAAAATATTGTCTGTACAATCTGCCTTTTTCCGAACGCTGAATCATGCAAATCTGTTTTGCCATGTCTGTCGAAATTTGATAATCAACCATGTTCTGGGCTCCGCCAAGGGTGGGACATTTTTGGTACACCCTTTTCCAATCTACATTTTCTGTAAATCCATACTCAGTCATACGAGGAAACCACTTCCTAAAATCAGTGTTTATCTCCAAACCCTCATGCAAATCCCTTGCGGAGACAGTTGGTTGCTCCGAATCGTAGTTGACAGGAATTAAAATCTCCATCTAGTCACCTTCTTTCTGTTCTTCACGTTCCTGCTTCTTATTACTTGCCATTGCTTCACCCATGCCAAGCAAGTAGCCTTTATTAAATTCAGACATATTAGGAATAGCTTTTGTTATAGCTTCAAGAATCTGTTTTTCTTTTTCTGACATTTTTCAACACCTCTCTTTCTCGACCTGCCATCATCAGTACCGGGAGGTCGTCTCCGGTAGACGGTCATTCCTGACCGTTTCGGCTATTTATTTTCTAAAATAATTTCAAGCACATTTTTTTCTGTCACTCTCATATCAGTAACTCTTTTGTCTAAAAGCTCATCCGTTCCACAACTCAAAAAGTCATCCGCAAAGTGCTCTGTTTCGAACTTCATACCAAACGTTGTTACTACTGTTCTAATCAATGTGCTATTGTCGATTATCATTAAAATATCGTAGAAATTCATCTTGTTTCCCTCCTGTTTGGTTGTCTTGTGTTTTGACCGTTTCGGCTAATTTGAAATGTTCTGTAATCCTGCAATTACAAGTGCAAGTGTTGTTTTACCATTGTTTGCTTCTTTTGCTCTTGCCATTAATGCTGAATAAAGTTCATGTGGGATGTTCTTTGTACCGTTTAAAGCGGCTAAACATTCATCGTAAGTTAATAAATTAATCATTTCTTTCGCCTGCTCAATACTTTCAAGCTTATCAATTTTCTTATTTGCTAAATCTTCTCTTGTTATCATGTTTTCCCTCTTGTTTGGTTGTCTTGTGTTTCTTAGCTTAGTTATACTTTATCATAACTCAGATAAATTGTCAATAGTTTTTTATAACTCAGTTATATTTTTTATTGACTTTGTAATTGCTATGGTGTACTATACTAATTAGAAAGGAGGTGTCAAAAATGAATCGTCTTAACGAAAGAATTGATTATCTGATAAAGAGTCTTGGGATGAAAAAAACAGCTTTCGCTGAAAAGCTTAATGTATCACAAGCTTTTGTATCACAATTATGTTCAGGGGTTAAACAGCCTAGTGAAAGAACAATACAGGACATATGCACTAAATTTAACGTCAATGAAGACTGGCTACGAACTGGAAACGGTGAAATGTTTATCGAATTAACAAGAGATGAACAGATAGAAAACTTTGTCGGTGATGTACTGAAAAGCGAGGAAGATTCTTTTAAAAAGAAATTTATTTCGATGCTTTCGGCGTTAGATGAATCTGACTGGGAAGTTCTACAGAAAATGGTGGAGCTAATGCAGGAAAACAAAAAGGGCTGATTATTTCAGCCCCAGTAAAGCCTTGATGTGTATGTAGATGAGCCGTAAACAACGCTCATCTGCCATATCAAGCATTTTAATAATTTCTTTTCTGTAATCCATGCAACCCCTCCCGTTATCAAATCTTTACTGCATTATATGATGCGCGTATCTCATTTATTCATTTTGGACATTATTTTCAGCAAATCCCTTGATATTTTATTCAATATCCTGTATAATTTTACCTAAATTATTAATATAATAAATAAAAAAGGAGCAGAAAATATGAGCAAAGAAAAAACTAAAGTTTGCAAGCATTGTAAAGAAGAAATTGACGCAAAAGCTAAAGTGTGTCCTCATTGTCGAAAGAAACAGGGCGGCAAGTTGAAATGGGTAGTTATCATTATCATTGTTCTGGCTGTTTTAGGCATGGCAATGGGCGGTGGTGACGACGACAGTTCTTCCACTGATTCTCAGACAAAGAGTGCTGCAACAACAGCGGCTAAGAAAGAAACTGCTAAAAAGGAAGAAACAAAAGAGAAAGACAGCGTAAAGGTTGGTGAATCTTTTGAGAATGACGGTTTAAAAGTAACTGCTAAAAAGGCTGAATTTGGATATGATGCCGGAGAGTACTTTACTCCAAAAGATGGATGTGAATATGTAGCTGTAGACTTTACTTGTGAGAATATTGCAGAAAAAGGTGACAAATATGTATCTGTATCTGATTGCGAATGCTATGCGGACAATTCAGCTTGCGAACAGCAATACATAGGAAACAGTGATTTTGTTAACACTAATTTATCTCCGGGAAAGAATGTAAGCTTTACAGCATACTACGAAGTGCCAAAAGATGCAAAGAAAGTGATTTTAGAATATAGTGCTTCGTTCTGGACAGACAAGAAGATAACTATTAATTTAAAATAATTAGTCCACTAATAGGACAACCAACAAGAGGGAGGAATCAGTTCTTCCCTCTTTTCTTTTTTTCTCAAAACAATAAAAAGCACCTGTCGAAACAAGTGCTTTATCTTTCCAAAATGGAACTATTAATATTTTTGGTTTTCAAAACTAAGCTAACATTCACATCCCAAAATGTAACTATTAAAACCATGTCTATATATTACTTCTTTTCTCCGTATTTGTCAATGAGTTCTTTTGCCTTATCTATATTTTCTTGTATGGTATTGTATTCAGAATACCGATGTCCCCCAAATGCATAATAAGTATGGTAATAATATCCAATACTAATGTATCCGTTTGGCATTTTTATCCTGAACTCATTATTTGACTTAAAAACCATGTCTTTAGGCAAAGTGGCTAAGAATCTGTCTAATTTTCTTCTTTTATTAAATTTTAATTCTTGCATATTACTCTCCTCTGCCCTCGTAGCCTCCGGGGCGGGAATTTAATTACTGAACCTCTATATTAACGATATTAACAAGTGTGCAATCTGCACTTTCTTCCTCCGGATTGTACTCGCTTTCAATTTCGAAAGAAATTGCAAAATGGTCGTCAGAATCAGGAACTTTATAAAAGATATTTTTATCCTTTAAAACATCATCCCACGCGCCCTCATCGTTTATCCAGTCCAGTTCAGAAGGGCACCCAAGCCTTGTCATGATTTCGTCTAATTCATAAAGTGATACTGTGTTCCCTGTTAATTCTCTTCTTAAAATTTCCAACATAATAATTTTTCCTCGTCTTTCTTTCTCCGGCGGATTCCGCCGCCGGTCGTGTATTTATTATAAAGATTCTATTTTGTCAGCAACTGTCCAGAGGATTTTTTTAATTAAACTTCCTCCTGGATTCTTACAAAACCAGTCTTCTTTTTTACAGTCGTAATACAATTTAGCTCCAAATCCCCAGTCAACAAGGTTTAATGCTTGACGCTGTGCAAAGCTTTTATATTCATCTGTGCAGATGCCATTAATGATTCTTCCACGTCCCATTGCTGCTGGCGTATTAGTTTCTTCGACTTCCAAATATTTCTGAAAGTCATTAATATAGATACGTTTCATATCGCCCTTCTCCCACACCTTATAGCCAAGGCGGATAAGCTTTTCCTCCATTGTTTCTCCCATGTTCTTTGCTTCCTTCCATGCTAATTTCAATCCTTCGGAGATGCAAAGACCTGCCTTTTTAACTAACTCCCATGCTCTTTTCATAATGTTTGATAAATTGTATTTTTTCATTTCTTTGTATCTCCTCTCTTGATTTACTCACATTATACACGATAGTGACTATTATGTCAAGAGAAAAATACACGAAAATATATTATTTTTTTCTTGATATTTATTTCAAAATAATGTACTATATATTTATAACGATTAAAGGAGGTTTCAAAATGGAAACACGAGCAAGAAAAAGAAGTAACATATATAAAGGTAGTATCTCATATAGTAATTTATGGGACACGCTAGAACGCAGAGGGTTAAAGCGTTCCAACCTATTAGATAAGGAAAGTTTTAATCTTTCCCCGGCGCTGGTCAATAAGTTGCGGCACGACAGAAACGTGAACATAGATACAATTATGTATTTGTGCGAGAAATTGGACTGTCAGGTGTGCGACATCGTAGAATATAAAAAATAATATATTTTCGTGTATTTTTTTCTTGACATAATAGTCATTATCATGTACAATATGATTAAATCAAGAGAGGAGATATAGAGAGGTGAAAAAATTATGAGTTTTTCAGATAGATTAAGACAAGCGCGAAAAAGGCAGGGGTTAACACAAGAAGAGCTTGGTAAAAAAAGCGGACTTTCGACATATACCATTCAACGCTATGAATACGGGAAATTAAATCCGAAGAAAGATACAGTAGCCAAACTTGCTGCCGCTTTAAATCTTGGATATAATTACACAAAAAGCGGCGAGCCATACTTTTACACTTTCGCTGATACCGTACCAAGTCGAGAATATGAAGGTGTCGAAGATTTTAACCAAGAACAGTGCCGAAATGCAATAGAAAAAGCATTAGAAGATGTAACTTTGTCAATGATAGGAGAAAAAATCAAAACTGTGCGCCTACAAAAGGGAGTTTCGCAGGCGGCACTTGCTAAATGTCTAGGTGTTTCAGCTGCCATGATTTACCAGTACGAAGTCGGAAAAAAGAAGCCAAAGGTAGAGACCTTATCAAAAATCGCAGGCGCTCTAGGTGTCGATTTAAAAGTTTTTTATGACGATTTGCCACAAAAAACTATGGAATTAAAAAGATACGAAAACATAGCATTGGTTAACGAATTTGAAAATGCTTGTTTTCGCTTGGTTAACTTTCCGGACAGTGAAGAAATAACTGAGAAATACGAAAAGCTTAGAAAAAAGCTAATAGACAGGCTTAGTTGTATGTAGATAGCAGCACCCGCCCCGGAGGTACGAAGGCAGGAAGGGAAATAAATGAAAAGAGCCGCTTTATACGTGCGAGTAAGTACGCAAGAGCAGAAGAACAGTGGATTGTCCGTTGATTCGCAGATAGATGCGCTTGAAAAATATTGTGAGGAACAGGGTTATACGGTTGCTGGCATTTATAACGATGCCGGCATATCTGCACGTAAAAAATATACAAAACGCCCCGCCCTCTTACAGTTGCTTGAGGATTGCAGGCAATGTAAGATTGACATAATACTCTTCACGCGCCTTGACAGGTGGTTTAGAGCCGTTGCAGGGTACTACGAGGTACAAAATGTCCTTGACGCGTGTAAAGTGCCTTGGAGGGCTATCTGGGAGGATTATGAGACGGAGACAAGCCAGGGAATATTTAAAGTAAATATTATGCTGTCCGTAGCGCAGGCGGAGGCAGACAGGGACAGCGAGAAAATACGGTCTGTTATGGAATTTAAACGGAACAACAAGGAATATATTGGTGGAAAAGTGCCGGTAGGTTATCGCATAGAAGGAAAAAAGATTGTAAAAGACGAAAAGACGCGAGGAATAATTGAGGATATGTTTGAGCATTACTTTCAGACCTTCTCAAAAGCAGGAACCGCCGACTATATTTTGAGTAAATACCCTGATTTTGTAAGAACCAGAACAAGGTTGGTTAAGATTATGTCCAGCCCGGCTTATCGCGGCGAAATGTATGGAGTAAAAAACTACTGTGAGCCGTACATCACAGAGGAACAAGCGCAAAAAATCAACGAAGTATCCAGCCAAAAAACTTGGACGGATTGCAGGAGGCGTATTTATATTTTTTCTGGCCTGATGAAATGCCCACTTTGCGGTTGCAGGCTTTCCGGGTGTGCAATAGGCAAAAAAGGAAAAAAGTACAAAGTATATCACTGCCCCCACTCTGTCGCACAAAAGCACAAGACCTACACGAGATCAGAAAAAAAATTAGAAACATATATGCTCGACCACATCGAAGAAAAAATACAGTTAGATGTATTAAAGGCAGAAGGTCGTGTGAAGGCAGGCGGAAACGATGCGGAAAAGAGAAAGAAAAAATTATCCAGTGAGTTGGGAAGAATTAATAAAATGTTTGAAAAAGGCAGAATAACAGAAGAATACTATGACGAAAGATACGAGGCTATATCGAAGGAACTAAAAGAACTATCCCAGACCGCCGCAACGGAAGAACTAGAAACTAAGAAAAAAATACAAAGTAAATTTCCTGACGGTTGGAAAGATATGTATATGCAGTTAGACGAACAAGGCAAGCAGGTGTTTTGGAAAAGCATTGTAAAAGAAATAAAAATATCCCCCGACACTTACGTGGAGGATATTATATTTTTTTAGTTTTTGTTATACAGTAACTAGCCGTAACCACCAGATTAAAGCTAGTTACTACATAACTAAATATTAAAAATAAAGGAGATACAGTTACATTATACAAGAAGAAAGAGGACGTTTCAAGCGCCCTCTTTTATTTTTCGCAAAACTGACCGATATTCACGCGGGTACATTGCTTCGATGGCTTTCATGTGTTCGTCAAGCACGCGTAATAAGTGCTCAAAGTCTGCGTTTCGGGCGATTTCTTTAAATTCAGAATCTGGCTCGGAACTGTAAGAGTAGTATGATGTGTTTGGAGATAGTTGGTTCGGTTGTTGATTGCTCATTAAATTGTTGCGTACATTGTATAAAATCGAAAGCCGTTCGCAAGTGGCGTAGGTTGTTTTTCCTGCCTCTAATGCCGCAATTTCGGCATTAATTTCGCTCATATTAATCATTGCGGCACCCCTTCCTTTTATCGGTCTAATTCTGCTAATGCTCTGCCTAGCGCTGCCTGATCTGTGCTAGACAGATTACTGTCGTGCATCATGTCTTTGATAGTTTCTTTTACCTGCATTTTTGCATCGTTATAAGAGTAATGCCCCCTCACATAGTGCTGACCTCTACGAGCGTTGCTATAGTCGTCGTAATCCATGTCGGGATAACGCCCGCGACTGTATCTTCCCGACGTGTTCCAGTCGCCACCACGGCTGTATTCGCTGTCACCTTCCAAATACATAATCTTGTCGATGTTTTTAATCGTGTCTGTCAGTTTGTGGACTGCCTCCAAATCTCCGGCGCTCATATCGCCTTTGTTTGAAATCTCGTCCAGCTCTCTGCACATCATCTTTTTTAATTTGTGTAATGATTCCATTTTACGCCCTCCTTTACGCTACTCTCTCGGCGATTAAATTGCTATTGGCTATATTAATTGCCTGCGTAGATGTATTTTCGACTGCGATTGTTATGCAACATCCGCGCGGCACGTCAATAAATGCCGCCGTAAATACATTAAAATATTCGCCTACGGCCGCAGGTGTTACGATTGCTGTCGCACTATTTAATGGTTCTCCGGCGATTGCCAGGGCAATAGAAATAGGTGTCACAGTTCCACCGGCGGGTATGGCGATATTAGCCCCAAAGCTGACCTTATAGCGCGCCCTGCACTGGTTTGTAAGGCCTCTAAGGGTCACAATTCCTGCCCCCTCCCGGTGTGTAATACAGCTACCGCACTTTACGGCTGTCTCTGTGAGCGGTAAATTCTGCCCCGCTGCCACGGTTACGATATTGCTATTAGTAAATTCTGCCACGTTATCACTCCTTTTTTAATAATAAACGGCGGAACGATTGCCCCGCCGCTATAAGCATCATCGGCACAGGCCGAACAATCCCGTCAATGCAGGAAGCTGCTAATTATAAAATTTTAGCATCCGCAACCAGTATTGCATCCGCAATTACCGTACTGATATGGTGCGGAAACCGGAAAAGCTGGCACTGGTCTAGGGTTGTAATAAGTAAACTGACCCTGCATGTATGCCTTTAAGGTCTCGTTCTGTGATGCCTGAGAAGCCGCTAACTGTGCCGCAAATAACTGCTGATTCTGCTCGGCAATCTTAGCGTCCTTAGCTTCGATTCTCTGCGCTGTGAGGGCATCGAGGATAGCTCTAGCGTTGTTGTTCTGGTTGTCAATGATGTCTCTTGTGTTGTTTGCGTTGTTAAAGTTTGTCTGGCAGAAGCCATTTGTAACTTCCTGCTGGATTGCATTGGTATTCATCGCCATGTTGTAGTTAACACCTGCAATAGCCTGTTTGTTATCACAACAACACTGTGCTAACTGTGCCTGTAAAGCATTAAAGCTCTGCATATCTGCAATCTGTCCCTGCTGGATTGCGTTTCGTGTATCGTAGCCGTTCTGCTGGATTGTACTATTTGTTCCTGCAAATCCGTTGAGCAGAGAGGTATTCATCGCATAAAATCCGTCACAAATACCGCTGTTGATGGCATCACCCTTTCTTTCGAGGGAGGAAATGCCGCTATCAATCTGACGCTGTAAGGTTGCGAAGTCAGAAGCTAATACATAGTTATCTACCACACCTCCGCCGCCGTTATTCCATCCATTTCCGTTTCCCCATCCGCAGAAGATGAAAAGGAAAAGAATGATAATCCACCAAGCGCCGTTACCCTCGCCAAATGCGCCGTTATTGTTGCCTGTGACTGCCGCTAAATCTGCCGGGCTCATTCCATCTGTTGTTAATCCCATGAAATCACTCCTTTTTATTTATTTATTTAAAACCCTTTAAAAGGTTTTGAAACTGTGTTGCCATACCCTGCAACTGATTGTACTGTTGCTGGCTCATTTGCCCGCTATTTAGCAGGTTTTGTACTTCCTGTTTCGGGTCCCCTTGGAACTGCTGCCTGAACTGTTGAAACTGCTGTATCATCTGCATTGGATTGAGATTCATTCAATATCCTCCTTCTTAACGTCTCCATTTGCCTTTCTAAGGCTTTTAAGCGTTCCTCGTAGTTGGTTGGTTGGTTGGATTGTGAAAGCTCCGCTGTGGGCGAATCTGCGCCTTTGCGCTTGTATTCAAACACCTCTAAAAACGGCCTGCCTGTCTGGTCTGCTCTTTTTTCGTAAAAAACTGGCGCCTGACTGTCCCACAGGCGAACAAAAGAATTTGGTGCCACTAAATATGCCTCCGCCGCGCCCTGTCCTTGCACCCAAATCCGCTCATCAGGATTAGATTGCTGTTGCATTTGTTGAGACGGCGCCTGCTGTTGTTTTAATCGGTTGAGCTGGTCGAGATAATCCGGTTGTGGATATTGCGGGTACTGTGGATATTGTTGTGGATATTGTGGATAACCGAACATTTATTTTCCTCCTTCCCTCCAGTAATATATTGGTGTCATTGCTCCACTGTCCCACGTATCGTAGTAATTACCATCAATTACCGCTATAACGTGCCCTGACAGTGCTAATATATAAACCCCTTCCGGGTGGTTGTTTGCAAATTCTGAGACAGTGCAGGTCATATATTCGTCTGGGATTATATAACGGCTAAATCCATTGTCTTTGAGGTATGCGCCCCACACTGCGTTAGCTGAGGGCATATCTGACAGTATCAAGCCATACAGTGCAAGCTGTATATATGTTTCTTCCCACGTCTGACCCATAGCCTTTGAGATAGCGCGCACGGTGCAATCTCCCACTTTTGCCGCCGCTGGGTTAGGATTCCAATATTGATACATCTCTCCGCCCTCCTTATAGTTTTATTATCGCAAATAAATAAGCGTACCGCCACGAAGGTAGTACGCTTATTTATCGCATGATTTTTAGTTATCTTTGGTTTCTCATAGACTGTTTATGTACGGGATCGTGCCGGGAACTAATAAAATTTTTTCCACAGCACAACTCCACAGCCCTTGTAATCCTCTTGTGCTTATATCCATTTTCTCGGCGGCTTGCTCCTGCGTTAATCCATCAAAAAGCAAGTACTGTACAGTTTCGCGCTCCCGTAAAGTTAAGCGGGCGCACGACAAGGCGTAATCAATAAATTGTTTATCGCCTAATTTCCAGAGTTTTTTAATCAAACTTCTGTTCACTGTATCACCTCAACACGCAAAAATTACGTAAATTTATTTCGTTTTGTCCAGTCCTAAAATCGCTCTAACCTTGTCTGGGAGCAAATCAGGGTTAATTTTACCGATGTTCTCCACAATAGAGCCAAGCTCCATCAAAATAATGTATACACAAACTCCTGCGGCAATAGGCACCCGAAAGCCCAAGTCTACATATTTCTGAGCGTAGTCGATAAGATACGCAAGCACCACGAGCATAATGGAGCCAAGTTTGTGATACAATCCTCTACGCATCTCTGACGATTTCCAGATATGATTAGCACAAGCGGAAATATTTCCACTGATCGAATCAAACGCAATAAATAAACAAGTTAATAAGGGTAACATAATATCTACCATCTCCATTCCTCCTTAAAAATTATTTTTCTTTTGTTTTTATAAATTAATTAAAGCCCTCTTTAGTTAATTTTTAGTTCTAGCGCAGGTTCGACATTTTCACTTCCTTTTGCAATCCACACTGTTAATGTTTCTTTGCTTCTATCAATAGCTATGAACGTGGATTTATAGCCTGTTGATTCAGCGCCGTCCCAGTCGCATACATAACTTGTCAGTCCATCTTCGATATAATACAGCTCTTCGTGCGAATGTCCGTGCAATAAGCATAATAAATCGTTTTCGCATCGGCTGAAATCATATTGATGAGCAATTCCGTCTGTGTCTGTATAAGTACCTTTACGCTTGTTTTTCCTGTCTTTCAAAACGTTAAATAACGCACCAAAAATTGGCTCTTCATAAGACTCCATTTTCCACGTTTGCTTTGTTCCATCCCTGTGTATATTGTTATCAGTCAATGCTTGGTGATTTAAAAAAATAATATCATACCCATCATTTTTGGATAATTCTTTTACGAACCATGTAGCAACGACTGTTGGAACGCTTACCATCGGTACACCTGAATTAGGTGCATAGTAAGGGTCAAAAATAATATATTTCACGTTATGCAAATTATCCTTCACTGTATAACAACATCTTTTTGATTTTACAATATATCTTGCTTTTTCAGAAGTAAAAATCCTACGTAAAAAATATTCTGTTGTGCTTGTGCCATCCCATTTATCGTGATTACCACACACACCAATATAGTTTCTTATGTATCTAATATTATTATATATTGTATCAAATTTTAAGTCATCCCAATGTTCGGTGACATCATCACCTAGGTTTATATTAGCTATTTTCATTCCATCTGTATCAATGTTATTAACATATCTTTGCGGATGTTGAGGTGACCATCTATGACTATCAGTACACACAAATATCGGGATGATGTCAGGATTTTCTTTGTATGCATTTAACAGCTTTTTATACGCTTCATCAATGATTGTTTCTCTATTGCTTTCCCATCCTTTTTTTCTAGGTAAATATGGTTCATTACGCTTGAAATCTCTATAAGAAATTGAGCTATCAAAAATAACGCTTGCTTTTTCTAAAAAGTCTGTATGACATGATATTCTCAAATATTTAGCGTTAGTTGGTTTTTCAAATTCAGTAATACCCTTCTTATATTCTATACTTTGTATAAAATTTTTATTTTCGTCATATAATGCATTGCTATCAGAATCTTCTTGACATTCAATTACAAAGTTTTTACAATCTGTTAATTCAATGAAATCAGATGATGAATAAGTATCACTATTTATTTCATTTCCATCTACATTATTTATATATGTGTATGAAACTTTATTAAATAACGCTTTTCCTTTATCAGCTTTTTTTAGCTTTTCATTATTGCTATTTATTACCTGCATCGGAAAGACAAGAAACCGGACCTTTTTCATGATTTCTCGTTCGTTAGATACTACCAAACTTCTATATCCATCTGGAATATCAATATAATTCAAACCATTTTTTAACTCAACATTTTTAAAATTGGCATAGTTGGCAAAATACATAGCGTTATATTTTGAATCAGTTGGACTATAAATAATAATTTTATCGCCTCCTAACACCGGTATATCTGCCAAATCCCAACCGTCATAGCCTATTATAGTACCTTCGGCATTGACATATAAGTTATTTGTGATTTTAGGATTAACCAGATACGCTTTTTGTGTTATTACTAAATCTTCCTTTAGATTACCAATTTGCTTCCTAACCGCTTCTCCAGCTGTACCATACACAACTCCATCCGCTCCCGTGCGAATATCTTTCGTCTCCGCTGTATAACCGGTATAATCTGGAATCTTGGATTTATCTTCCCAATCAATCGCATATATAAGCACATCTCCTAAGGCCAGACTTACCGCTGCCGCGTCAATCGGTGCGATACGGAATTCTACTGTATCATTTGCATTTAACCAAAGTGGCAATGCTACAACCTTGAATAGTGCAAAATCACCGGCGGTATTATATGTTGATGCCAATGCTGCATTACGAGTACCGTTTATAAATGGAGCTAACTCGACTCGTTTATATGCAACAAGAGAGTTTACATTGATTCTTAATTCAAATAAGTACAGCCCACTTTTGTTTACTGCAATCTGATAATTTGATTTTTTTGTATACAAAGAAGATAATGGGCCTCCTTGATCTGTTGTAAAAGCCGGGACGTTCGTATAGTTTCCGGAAGTTGTCGTACACTTGACTGCAGTGTTACCGTAACTATGCAAGACTAACTTGCTCTGTTGGTATTCTCCAGGAGTGCCAGGTAGCTCATTGATGAGCACATCTATCCTTTTTCTTTCAATGTCTACCTCTGCTTTTCTCTCCTTTTTCTCAGTCACTAATCCATCGACTACTGCCGCAACCGAATCTGGATGCCCCGTTGCATCCTTGTAGCATTGCTCAATGCCGTCATGTATAGCTTGACGCATGTCTCGCCCCTTCTGGGCGTTTTTTATTGTCGCAAGGACATCTGATATAAAAGCCATTTTATTCCTTTCTGCTCCATGCGTAAAAAATCAAATTTCCATTAGTTGTTACTGTATCAAAAAGTTCCCATGTACCGCCTAAATTTTCTGCCGGGTTTATATTATTTGTCGCGCAATAAACAGAACCGACTGGGTACACTTTTTGTACCGCATCTCTCACAGCGTTTTCGGCTACTCTCTGCGCTTCTTGTGCCGTTTCCTGTGCCGTGCTTGCTGTTTCTTGCGCTTTGTTTGCTATTGCCTGTGCGTTCTCTGCTGTTCCCGCCGCTCCGCTTGCCGCCTGTTGTGCATTAGCCAATAACTGTTTGATACTTTTGTCTACTCCGCCGTTGCCTGTTAGGGTGTTGCCTGTGTATCCAAATGTATACTCTGTTTGAGATGGGTTTAAAAAATTATAAACAATCTTATTACAGTTAAAATACTCATTGATACCATGCGGAGCAGAAACAACTTTGACTTTGTCACCTAGTTTAATATCGTCTGTGTTTGCGTTTAACAGATGTAAATTTGCGGCAGTGACCGTAAGGGAAAGTGAGTTTAAATATCCATTCTCTACATCCTTTTTGGCCGCCGCAAGTAACTTGCTCGCAATATATATATCGTCATACTGCTTTGTTTTTACAATACGTCCAAACAGGCTAATACCATCTTGCGATTCCACGTAGTCTTTTCCGTCGTTTGCCTTTTTTATTGTCAATCCCTCGGCACCAACCGGAATAAGCACGGTATAAACATCGTTAGCCGTGATACTTTCTGTTAAATCTAACAGATTGCTGCCAAATTCGATGATTTGCTGTGAGGTTCGCTCAAATTCTTTAAGGTAGTCGAGGTACCGGGTGTCACCGGATAGTCGCGGCACGATGTATCCGGCTGTATTCTCATTACCTGTTAATTTGTCAGTCATTTCTGTGTACGTCGTTGCGTAATTTTCATTCGAGCGAACTATTGTGTCGTTGCTATCCGTAACCGTCACACGCCCGACTGCAAATTGCTTGCTCTTTTCTACTTGCTCATTGTGATTATTTATATACTGCGTAAACAGTTCTTTTACTCCACCTTTAAAATTATAAGGGCGTTGGATGCTATCTTGTAGAAATCCTAATTCTCCCTCGCAATACAGTTCCTTTTCGAGTAAAAAATTGCTTTCTTGGTGCAAAATTCTGCCCCGGAAAATTTCTTCGCCATCTTGATATGCATATATAAAATCTGTTAGCCTCTTTAATCGTGAATAAGCAGGATTAAGGACAGGGACAGTTATCTCCAGCACAGCCGATTTGTTTGCCTCAAGGGTTAATTTCGCGCTTTCAAGAGCGTAACCATTTTGCAGAGGGTCATATAGTATGCCTGAATCCGCTTTTATTGTATACACTATAAACGGCCTCCTTTGTAATCTACTGACACAGTACCTTTTCCTGAGAAAACAATAGTTGTGTCTCGCGTGATTGTTAAGCCTGATATTTTACTATGTCCCTCTGGCAAACTGTAAGTGTTGCCATATATTTCTACTGTTACGCTGCCTACTACAATAAACTCAGGGGATTCGGGCATATCTGCTGCAATAATTTCAAGCTCATATGTTCCGTCAATTTCCAAATCTTTGTACTCTCTTGCTACATCCGTATCAAAATCAAACGGATCCCACAGCCAGTCTTCTAAACTAGATTTTAATTCGTATTTAAACGGTTCGCAGGTAGCTTTAATTGTAATAGTTGATGCAAGCTTGTCGGCTTCCCATGATTCCATTTCGCAGCGCCCCATATAATAATAGCTTGAGTCTTCATCCATGACGATTTTCAACCGTTTGCCGTGTACATCACTAGCAATTTCACTATATTTCTGAGACCAGTTTTCGCGCTTGCCTATATACAAGAATTTCCATGTTATCTCGCGATTTCGGTAGGTCGGGAACCCAGTCAAGACCTCCGTAAAATCCAGTGTGACGTTAGAGTAAGGAATTTCCACGAAATTTGTGTTGACTTCGGGCAACCCAATTTCGGGGCGAATAGAAGGATAGACACCCCAGTCTCGCGTGGAATGTTTATCCCCGAACTGTGTACCATATATCATCCTACTCACCTCCTACTGTTATTGGTCTGAATCTGCCCTAATTGTCTGTCAATATAGGGAGCCATCATTTTTGCCATACCGCGCGGGTCATATCCTTCCGCGCCAAAGTTGGGAAAATATTGCCGCATAAGCTCCAAAATAGCTGTCAAAAGCTCTGACACGTTATCATTTACCTGCCCTGTCGCAGTCCTTTGCGCGTTGTAGCCTGTGCTCCAATCGCCTGCCAGCAATGCATTGTTACTTAGCGTAGATAATGTGCTATAGACGCTATCTGCGTTGTTTTCGATGCCCCGTGCGATTCCAAGAGGGATAAATTTTCCAACTTGGTTTGCAAAGACACGGGACGGACTCTTGATTTGTAGAGACTTTTTGGACGTAGAGACAACAGAGTTCATAATGCTCTTAACGGCATTATTTAATTCACTGTATTGTGATTTGATGCCCTTACTCATGCCTTTTACAATATTTTCCCCGATTTTTTTCGCGTTAGCTCTGGTCTTAGAGCCTAGCTTTTTGAGATTTTTATTGTAAGCGTCCTCAAGCTTCTGCACTTGGTCGCCTGCGTTTTTAATCAACGCCTTTATCTGCGCCTCTGTGGACGCTTTCAAAACGTCGTTTTCACTGACTGCCTCTTTTAATGCAATACTTGATTTTTTATTATACAGCTTCACAAACTCGGAAAATTCCTTGTCCGTCATGTTTGCAATAGCTTCTAAAAATCCTGTATCCGTTACATCATAGCTGGTTAAATCGTCGTAGATTGCCCGGTTGCTCTTGCCTAGCCGTTTCTTAATTTTATCAAGTGTATTACTGTAGTCTGTTAATCCGTCAATGTGGGTTTGCAGATTGTCAAGAATCGTGTCGACATCCATGTCGGCGGTACTTTTGTTTAGCGAAAAAGCTGACGTGAGTTTGGTTGCGCTAAATAACGCATCCTTTCGACTCGTTACTGCATCATCGTAGGTTTTTACAACCGCCTGAATGTCTGAAATAAGCTGTTTTTGTACGTTGCTTATATCTGACTTAAAAGTTGTGTTAAGTTTTTTCACATCTTTATTGTACGTTTTCTTTGCAGATATAAATTTACTTAACGCCGAACGATATGCCGCCGTGCCCTTCTTTGCGTGCTTTAAAATCGTTTTCCAGTACATCGCTTCTTGTTTTTCGCTGATTTTGTTACTATTTTTTAATTTAGTAACCTTTGTTGATGCCGCATTGACGAGTGCCTGTGAAAATTGTTTTCCTGATTTCTTTTTCCGCGTCTTGCTCACAGATTTATAAACAGCGTTGGCTAATTTAGTTCCTGCGCTAGTAGCCTTTTTAGTATTTTTCGTAATGCCAAGCGCCATACCTGCGACAATTTGTTTTCCTACCTCGTCTCTAAACTTGCGAGACGGGGAATGAATGCCAAGCGCACTTTTAGCCGCCGCTAACGCTCTTTGTGCCGCTCTTTTAGCCGCTGAAACCACTGCTCCTACTCCGCCGGAAATACCATTAGCAATTCCTGATACAACGTTCTTTCCGACTGCGCTCCACCCGGCTTTAAATGCCCCCTTGATGCCGCTGACAGCCTTTCTGGCAAATCCTAACAATTTGCTTGGCAGACTGGAGATTGCTTGCGCTATTGCTGACACAATGTTTTTAGCCACGCCACGCAAAGCACCTACTCCGGCAGAAAATGCCGATTTAAGCCCCTGTACACCTTTACTGCCTAGTGACTTAAGCGTAGACGGGAGGCTTTGCAAGGCTCCTTTGATGCCTGTCGCAATACTCTTAGCCGCCCCTTTTGCGGCTCCTATCATTTTTTTAATGCCATTTGCAAGACCTTTTGTGACCTTGCCACCTAGTGACACCCAGTTAAACGCTGTAACAACCGCTACAATCGCCTGTATGATTTGTGGAATACTGGAAATCAGGGAAGGTATTGCCTGTATAATACCTAAGCCAAGGGTTACAATGATTTTTAATCCCGTTGCAATTAATTTCGGTGCATTGTCGTTAATAATATTGGCTATATTAGTAACGATTTGCGGAATATACGTTATTAACGTAGGCAGACTATTGGCTATGCCCTGTGCAATGTTTAAAATTAACTGCAACCCTGCGTCAATTAACTGCCCTGCGTTCGCCCGAAGCTGTGCGGAGAACTGTGTCAGCATCGGAAGCGCCTGCGCCAAGAAGTTTGGAATACCTTGCGCCATGCCACTAGCAATAGTCGTCAACAAATTTACGCCTACGGACGTAAGCACGCTTAATCCCGTAGAAATTGTCGATGCAAGGTTGTTTAATAGCTGGCTGACCGCGCTTGTAATGCCGCCGGAATTTTGAGTAACACTCGAAATTAAACCGTTTATAAGGTCGCCGCCGATTTTTGTAAGCCCCGGCAACTGACCACTAAAATTAATCGCATCTTGCGCCAGTTTGGAAAGAGCACCACTTATTCCGCCGGATTCCATCGCCTCAGCTAATCCACTAACCTCGCTTGTTACACCTTTGATGGCACCACGGATAGCGCCCGAAAAAGTATTGTAAAAACCCAGTTCTAAGCCCTCTGTAGCACTAGATAGCAAGGTTATATCACCTTTTAGATTGTCTAGCTGCGTAGCCGCCTGTTGTGCCGCGGAGCCGGAAGAATCCTGTATTCCCTTCCAGAATTTTTGTACAGTCGCATCACTTGATGCGGTCATTTTGTTAAATGCCTGTAAGCCTTGCGTTGTAAAAATCGTAGCAAGAGCGTTATTTTTTTGCTCTGCTGTCATGCCCTGCAAGGAGCCATTAAGCTCGTCTACGAGGTCGTTAAAGTCCTTTGCATCTCCGTTGGCTTCGTAGGCAGATACTCCTAACTGGTTTAATGCTTTTGATGCATCATCAGTCGGAGTATATAAATCTGCCATTGCCCTATTTAACGCTGTAGATGCCTCGGAGCCTGTCACGTTCTGCTCTGCTAAGCGGAGTAAGGAAAGCGTGACACTGTCCGCCGCTTGGCCGTAGTTTTTCGCTGTGGCGGCAGAACCAGAGAAAGCCTCTCCAAGGCCTCTTACATCCGTATTGGCAAGAGTAGCGCCTTTTGCCATTAAGTCGGCGTAATAAGATGCGTTACTCATCGAGTCGCCGAAGCCTTTTACAGCTCCGGCAGTATATGATGCCGATTCTTCCAGACTCATAGCACCGGCAGAGGCAAGGTTAAGTACTGTTCCGATACCGCTAATCTGTTCGTCGGCCGACAAACCAGCCTGGGCAAGGATATTCATTCCTTCCGCCGCTTCTGTTGCGGTGTACTTTGTTGTGCGCCCCATTTCCTCGGCCTTAGCTTTGACGTTTCCTATTTTGTCTACGGTTGTTCCCATAGTAGCTGCTACCTGAGACATCGCAGTATCAAAATTCATCCCGGAGTCTATTGACGTCTTTGTAAATGCGGCGGCGGCAGCAGAACCAGCCACCATGGCTGTTTTAGCCACTTTTCCGACTGTTTTAAATGCCCCGCCGATTTTTGATGTGGACGAGCTGGCGTTACCTTCTGCGTCTTTCAGCCCCTTCTTATATGCGGTGTCTTTGATTGCCAGAGTGACAAACAATTCCATCACATTCAATCACTCATCACCACCAATCCGGCTTTTTTTATGACATCTGCGGCTATTTCTTCGCCAGTCCTTGTTGTTGCTGTTTGCTTTTTGCTGTTATCAATTAAATCAAAAAATGAGACAGAAAGATAATTTCCACCAAATGCCTGTGAAACGCTCTCGGTTATATCTCTCAATCCGTCGGTTATATACCGTTTGTAAATTAGTTCCTCTGTCTTGTCTAAAATATTGGCTTTGACATACAGTAGAAAGCCTTTTACGCTTCTTCCTCTGTATTCTCCTGCGCATCGCCAGAGGGTTCTTCTATTGCGCTTGTTGGCGCTGAGAAAAAAAGCTGACGTACCTCCGGCTCATTGACAAGGTCAACAACACCTTTGATAACATCCATTAATTTGTGCTTTTTCTTGTATTCCTCGACGCTCTGTAATTCAAACGCTGCTAAAATTCCAATTACATCATCTTTGTGCGTTTTTAACAGCTTAGGAGCTGTTTTAGCCCCTCTAGCAAAGACTTTGATGTATTTCTCTCCTTCCTGCGGTACAAGCTTCTGGCAAAGTTCAAGCGCCACGTCATCATCTACGATATTGCCGATATACTCAAGGGAATTTGCAATCGCTTCTAATCCCTGTTCTGCTGTTAAATCTGATAATCTCATGCTTTACCTCCTACGCCGCTTCGCCTGTTTTGATATAGACCTCGTAAGGTACTGTCTCTATGTTCTCAATGCTGTAATGTCCTGTGTATTCGAAGTCAAAATTCCCTTTTGCCTTATCGTCAGATTTAACCTTGAAACCGCCCGTTGAAAGTGCGTTCATGATTTTAATTGCGATAAATCCGGCGGAATCCCCGGAATTTTCGTCTGAATAGTCACCAATCCACCAAATATCCTTAAAATCTTCTGCTTTTAAATCTGCTCTTGGTGTAATTTTATTCCCTGCTACGTCTGCCGCCGCCATAAAGCTTTTAGCCTGTGTGGTATCCATGGTAACAGCTGTACCTGATAATTTTACTTCGATAGATTCGATTTTTTTTAATTCCTTTGTGTTTTCAGGCACATTGTCAATGTCTTCGCCAAAATCGGTAAAAGATGGCTCTGCGCTAAATTCGCAACCACCGCTGGTGGCCATAAGGATATTGGCTGGTGTTATAGCACCCGTCTCTGGCTCGAAAGTTGATGCGATAATGCCAGCATTAAGCTGGATTTTTTTAAAAAGGTCAGAAGGTACCTGTGTATACTTCATTTGCTCACCTCGTTAAATAGTTATAAATTGCATAGTTATTACTGTGTATCTGCGTACTATTGACGAGTCGGCTTCATCAACTAAAGGAGTCCACGGCTGGTCTTGCGACAGAAAAATGATTCCATCATCGCACTTGACCGTGGTTCCTCCTTGCAGCCTGTCGCTGATTTCTTTTGCCTTTTTGTTTGGAATTGCCTCTGATTCTGTGTGGTACCATACGTTTACAGTGCTGGCGGCGGCTGTGCCCGTCCACCAGTTTGCTGTAATTGGTTCGTATGTGATAAAAGGGAATGCGGTATCCTCCGGCACCCTGTTAGACGGATATGCAGTTATGCCAAAAGAAGACCAGAACTGATACAGTGCCGCTGTTGGGGTCATGACGTTAACTCCCACTTCTCCGCCATGACCTGCGCTATGTCTAAATTAGACGACGCAGGGGTTTCTTTTTCTCCTGCATTTGATGTAACTCTAAAAATTTTTCCGTCTTTTGTTTTTAATACATCGTGATAGCTCAGCTTTACTGTTTTAGCTGTAGTAATTGTATATGTTGCTGTTACGCCCTCTTTCTCTGCCACTCTGGCAGACATAGAGGTATCTCGGACTATTGCCGCCTGTATTTTAGCGCCCTCGACCCACTCGGTGATAAATCCACCCTCGCCGTCGGAAGTGCGCTTTTTATCCATTAGTATGCAATCCTGTAAAAATTCGTTGATTAAACTCATGCCATTTTCCTCCATGGGTTCAGGCGCGCCCTAAAGGCATCCTGCCACGTGTAAGCCTCGCCTTTAGAGTTTGTTGCCCTGCTGTACGAATAGCCGGCAAATGACTCCGACTGATATGCCCCTAAATTGCCGTTTTTCGCCTGCCACTCGCTGATTTCGTCCACCAGTGACAAAAACGGTTTAGGGATAGCCAGCGGAACCACTACGCCGTCAAACGTCTCCTCCTGTAACGGGGCAGTATCGCCTTTGTGATACTGATAAACCCCGTCATTAAATATGGAGCCGCTAATTAAATAATATTGCCCATCCTGTAGCGGGAGGCGAATCGCGGTGTCGGAATAACGTAGGTCTTTGGCGTCTGCCGTTGCATCTATGTGCGTGTCAAAAATCCATTCCCCTATTGTTATCTTGCCTGTGATTGCCGCCCCCTTGACCGGAAAGAAATTGTGAATGTGATTCATGATTTCATAAAGCACTCAATCATCCCCTTTTATTTTGTGGCTGCCTCTGCGGCTGCCTCTGCGGCTGCCTCTGTGGCTACTACAACGCCGTCAAGTCTTTCCGCCAACAGTACAATGCCACTGATTACAGTATCGGATGCCGTAAGATTTGTGTAATCTGCCGTCTCGTGGATACCAATATAGCCTGTCTGATCTGTAGTAAAATTAAAAGCTTTGCTAAGTCCTGCGCTTGCAGCGGAAACGTAATAAAGCACAATATTATCCTTTGCTGTTGCGTAAACAGTACCCTTCGGAACAGACGAGTTTAAAATAACTGTTCCCAGACCTAAGAAGTTCTCAATATATGTCATTCCGAATGCTGTCTGTGTGGAAATCTGTGCACTTTCAAGGTAATCTGCTACGTCTAGCTGATTTACAAAAAACACAGATTCGATTTCATCGTCTTCAAATAGAGCCTGTAATTTTCCCCATGCCTGTGCCAGTTTACCTTGTAATCCTTTTCCCTGAATCTTTGTAGTCCCAGTCCCGAGGAAGTCAAAAAACTGTTTTCTGATAGCTTTCTGCACGTCTTTGAGCATTCTGTCAGTAGTCATATCAACCGCCTGGTCGAATCCCTTTTCAATGATTGCCTCTGCTGTTGTAGCTTTTCTCCACTTCTTGAGGGTAATTTCGCCCCAGTTTTTAGCTGTTGTTTTATACTTGGAAAGTGGAATTGTCTCGCCTTCTGCAACGTCTCCGCTTTCGAGGGTACCTGTTGCCTTATATGTTTTGAGGACCGTTCCATCCTGCTTCTGAATTTTTCTTGTGATTCCCAGCGCTTCTGTGAGTTTTTTAATGCTTTCGGAAAAAATTTCGACAAATTCCTGTTCTCTTGCCCACGCAAGGTCGGCACTGGTAATTAATTTTTCATCTGCCATATCTTTTTACTCCTTTTCTGTTTTTACAAACGCTTCTTTGTTTGCAATCATCGCGGCGCGCCTTTCTTCTCTGTCCGAAATTTTCATAATTTCCTCGCGAGTCATTTTCCCTGGCTCACTTTTTGGAGGATTAGACACGTCCGCGCCTTTTGTTTCTTTAGTTGTAATATAGTCGGCATACGCTTCTTTGATGCCTTTTTCTACCTCTGTTGCATTCTCAAGTTTGCCGTCAGTTCCGATTTTTAAATTATCAATAGTCTCTTTTGATGCTTTTAATGCAAGGTTAATTACTTTACTGGACACGCCGGAATCTTCAAGCATCTTTTTGTATGCGGCTTCTTTCGCATTGTACGATGCCTTCTTGTCCTGTTCGGCCTTGTAGCCTTCAAAATCTGCGTGTTCCTTCTCGTACTTGCCTTTCCAATCATCCTTTTCGTAGTCCTCCAATTTTTTCTGGAGGTCTGGAACTTTCTCTGCGTCCTCTTTGTATTTAGTGATCTCGCCTTTTAAACCTGTAACGGTTGCAGAGTGTTCTTCGATGATCGCGGAAATCTGTTCATCTGTAAGTGTCATGCTTTTTAAAAAAGCTCTTGTTAATGCCATTTGATTACTCCTTTTCTTCGAGGGATTTCTTTCCCTAAATGACTTTATATGTAAATCGCAGTACTTCGCGATTACTTTCTAAATGTTTTTGCGGCTTTAAGGGATTTTGCTCCAAATTTGCCGTCAATTTTTAATTTACATTTTGACTGGAAAATGCTAACCGCATCTTCTGTCTTTTCGCCGTATTTGCCGTCAGTATCTAATTTCGAGCCGATAGCCCAGTTTAAAAACTTCTGCAATTTTTCAATTTCCCATCCTGCACTTTTTAGCACTGTAATGCCGTCTAAAAATGTGTAATAGCCTCTTGGCGGCAATTTAGGGAATTTCCCGGTGTATTTACCTTTTTTTGCTGTTTCTTCCTTCTGCGCCGTCACCGAGAAGTCATGATATAAAATATTTAAATCAAAATTTCCGTCGTTGCCAGTCGAAACCTTGGTCGGAAATACGCCAGAGCTGGTATACTGCCATGCCATGAGGTCATCTACGTTTGCAGGTTTATAAGATTTGTTTGGTGTCGCTTTAAATGCCATGAGGTTATATCCTTTGTAATAACGTGCAATCCACCAGTTTTTACACTTGACCTTGTTTTTATCAATATGCTCTGAGAAATACGACATCCCGGTGTAAACACCAAATTTATAGCCTCTTGACTCAACGACAGTCTGTGCCGCGTTGATAATCTCAGCAATCTTTGTTTTACTTAGCCCTGCCTGCACTTTGTCCTCGATATCAAACCAAACACCATACTTAAAATGCTTTTTGCTGATCTTGTCGAGGATGTCGCATACAAGTTTCATGTCTGACTTAGCTTTCGCCGTTGTGGTTGCGTATGTGTAGTTGTATACGCCCCATGGGATGCCTAACTCCTCACATTTTTTGTAGTTTGCCTCAAACTTCTTGTCTTTGCCTAAATCTTTGCGGATAATCTTAATGATTGCACCATCACAACCGTATTTCTTTACTTTCTTCCAGTCGATTGTGCCGTTGTATACCGATACGTCAATAATTTTCTTCTGTGTCATACCTGTACTCCTTTGTAATCTTCAAGCACTGTAATCCCATACTCAGTGGCGCAGGTGTTCTCGATCTTACATCCTCTTGCCTTTTCCCATCCCTTTGCAAAATATGCAATATCGGCAGTTGATAATAATTCAAGCGATTTTCCCAGGAACCAAAGCGGTCTGGCATCTGCTGGAGCTGATTGAAAAAACGAATCAATAATCTCTGCTGGCTCCCCTAACAGTTTTTCTGCGCTTTTAATTGCGTTTTCTCTCTCTTTTAAGATTTCCTCATCTGATTTGCCTTTCATCGGCTGACTAATAAATAATTTCTTCATAGCACTCTCTCCTATTCTTCTGTGTGGCAGGTATTGGTAAGTTTTTTATACACGTCCTCATACAACTCCTGTTTATCTCCGTTATAGGTGTATTCGGCATAAATTCCATCTCCGCTGAATGTTGTAGAAAGCAATGCTTTGTAATTCTGTAGAGTTTTGCATGACCATACAACAAATACATTGCTTAAATCCGCAGGCGGTGTCTGTGGTGTATCTGCATAACCATTCTTGTTGTACCATTCAACTAATTTCTTTTTACATACACTTTCAAAATGCGCCATTCCTGTAATAATCATCATTCCATCGCTCCTTTTAATTCGTCTGCAATGATTGCTGTGTATTCTTTTGCGTAATTTGCCGCCGCCGGTTTTAAATATGGCTGCGCTCTCTGACCGTTTGTAATATGCCACTGTCCTTTATCATCCTGATAAGTCCACGGGGTCTTTCGCCCTCCCTTGTAATACATACCAGTTCCCAACTCTACATAGGCGGCATATTCTTCGTTGCTGCCTATTATCTCTGTGAGATTTTCCAAATCGGTCCGATGCGTAATACTGTTTCTCAACGCGCCTGTATCGACCGGGCAAAGGTCTTTTGCGTGCCCTTCCGCGGCGGCTCCTGCCTGTTCTAACGCCCTTGAAAGTGCCATGGTGGTTTTGAGTATCACTTCGTCCACGTGGCTCACAATATCAATGTCCGCCATTATATTCGCCCCCTTTGCGTTGCTAACCATTCGTAATAGGTCATGTCTTCTATGACTTCGTTTCTGCCTGTCTCTGGGTTCCTGACGCGTATCATTCGCGGTTGTGCCAGTTCGGTAGGAAGTGCAGTTCTCTGTGTACAACGACAGTTATAAACTTCCGCCGGGATTCCGCTTGGGTCTCCCGGATACATAAGACCGTTTGAGTACGCCATGTTAAACGGTACTTCCTCACCGTCTAATGCCCTGTGGCTGTCTCGTGTTCTCAGGTCCTTTGTCGCTGTCCAATGCTTAACTACATCAATTCCCATCTGGTAGGCTTCCTCATATGCCGCCTGCCTGCCCCCATTTTGCGCACCTGTGAACGCTGTGCGGGCGTTTCTAATTGCGGCAGTATGATTCATTCCTGTAACGTCCTGAAATCGCCCTGCGAGCTTTTTTATGCTGTCACCCTGCAATATTCCTTGCAATAGTGCATTTTGCAATTTCTTCTTGTTCCAGTGCACATCCTTGCTTTTTAGTACCCTACGCGGTGGAAGAATCTTCTGCTTTCTGACCGTCAGCCGTTTAACTGTGTGCTCGTCAACTAGATTAAAAGCAATATCTCCAATCTCTTTTATCTGCTTATCAGGCATAAGAGATTTAATCATATACGCCTCGAAGTTATGATTAAGAGCAATCACAAGTGGGGTTTTCTCATTGATGTATGCCGCGGCAATCTGGTTTGATTCTGTCAGCCGCCGCGCCATGTCCTCGCGGAGTGCTTCCCACTTCTGTCCTCTGCCATACTGATTCATTAGCCATGCTTCAAATTCTTTCTTGGTGTACTTTCCTGCCTGGTATGCCGCGTATTCTTTAGCGTACCGGCTAGAAAACTGTTTAAAATAGTTTCTCGCTTTGCCGTCAAGCTCCTTTTCAGCCTGTTTATATACGTCTGTCAGCCGTTTTTCTAACTTTTGTAACTCCTGCTCTGTCCACTTGTCGGATGGATACATGGTCATTCATCCCCTTCCGGGTCATCTTCCGGCGTATTGGGTTCAATCGGCTCCGTGTAGCGGTTATATGATTCTTCGTCCAACTTTGCCAAAATGTCCGGTACTTCCTCCGGTGCGACAAACGGTAATTTTTTCAGGATGGTTTCTTCATCCAGATAATTTGCTGCCTCAAGAATCATATCTGTACGCTCTTTCTCGTTACTGATTCTGTTCCGCTTAAATTGCGGCTCGTCATCAATCCCTGCAAGCTCCAGAATTTTCTCGATTGCGTCACCCACGAAGTACTCAAAATCGTCCGCGTTATCGTCTAATGGTTGGTACGCAGCGTCGATATGGTCGTTTGTTGCTCCGGCGGCTATGGCGTGTACATCCAGCGCCCCGAAGTCCTCATAAATCTCTGACCGCATCTGCGTGAGAAACTCTTTTCTGGCGGTATACGGCGGCTCTTGCGTGTATGCCTGTACCTGCCCCTCCTCAGCCTTTGCGATGTGCTGAAATTTGAGCCGGTCTCTAAACTCCGTCAGCTCATCATCTGTCATACCGTCAGCATTGGAAATGAGCCAATACATCTGCGCACAGTCGTCCAGATCATTGGCAAAACCACTTTGCACCGCGTCGTAGGCATCAATCTTTGACCGCATCCCCCTCAAGGTGCTTATGTGCCTTTTGTTGCCAAACATTGGTACAATAGGGAGGCTGCTATAATTTTCTTCTCCGATGACTTCGGGTTCCAAATTATTAGCAACCTCGACTCTTTGTCTGTATGCCCGTTTGGGAGCGGTCTCTTTTAATTCCCCGAATTTGCTTTCTGCACTGTAGGTTGTGTAGCCATCCACCTCGTACAGTACAACCTTAAACGGTTTCTGCTCGTCTAACTGCCAGAATCTTATGCCTGCCATCAACGCCCCTGTGTCCTCGTCCCACATCGGGGCGAACTGTGTAAGGGGAAATTCGTGCACGTGGTCTACATTCCAAAAAAGGAAGGACTGACCGTGAATTAATGCATTGTATGCCGCCTCTTTGATTCTCCTGTCAAACTGTTTGCCCAGTTTATCCTTGACACTCATGTCATTAAAAAAGACACCGTTTCCCAGACTGTATGAACAACGCTGCGTATTTAATTTATGAAAGAAATTAGAGCATATCTGTGCGTTTGATGAGAAATTATCCACCTTTTTTTGACCTAATAGAGTGTAATAAACACGCTGGAACTGCAAGATGGTCTCATTTTCCTGTGCATCGTACTTATCCGCCTTTAGTGCCTCTTTGTATGCTCCTGTACTCTCGTGGAATTTTATAAACTGATTTATAAATTGCCCTTTGTCTTTTGCGGCAATAAAATCTTGATATGATAAATACATTTGTCGTCACCCTAGAATTGATTTGTATTGTCTTGATTGGCTGCGCTTGACGAGTTTTTTTGTTTTTACAAGATACCTGATAGCATCCATTGCGTGATCTGACTGTTTTATAACTGCATCCCTGCCTTTGTCAGCCGCTGTTGGGTCCCATGCATAGATGCCAAACTCCTCGATCGTGTGCGTGCAAGACGGGTCAAACGATAATTTGTCTTGTGTCAACATCGTCTCAACGTCTGCTATCCCATCATTAACAGTGTTATCCGCCTTTTTAACCTTGTGCCCTCTACTGCGTAACTCCACGATGAGAGCGGCGGCGGATGGATCAACAATGACCAAATCATCTTTCTGCCCGTTTAGCGTATCCTCTAGTCCTTTTACCAGCTCGCTGACCGGCTTCATTCGGTTGTTCTCCCTGCCAGAATAGTAGTATTCTTTTACGCAGTGCCAGTTACCGGTATCTACTCTTTTTTGCCAGACCAGGAAGACGGTGGCGTTCTGCATACCAAAATCGGAGCTAACAATTATCTCCCCGCTAGTCTCCGCCTTACAAACGTGCCTTTCTTCCGAAAACATATCATACACAAGCCCCTCGGCCACTGCCCAGTTGCCTAGTATGTAGCGTTGATACCTGTGTGTCCCTGAGTACTCTTTTATCAGTTCGTCTACTACCGCCGGGGGTAGGCAGCCATCGTGTATGTTGTACGCCTGTTGGAATATATCTGCATCAGAATCCAGAAATCCCTTAAACCAGTGTTTCGGTCCCGCCGGATTGCAAGTGCCATCGAAATGACTGTGTGACGTCCTGAGACGAGATTTTAACATCTCGAAAACTTCTTGGTTCCACGTTGTCACCTCATCGCCGTATGCGTACTCAATCGTTGCCCCCTGTATTCTTGCAACGTGTTTCTTATTGTCGGCACCTAATGCATATACTTTTTTGCCAAACAGCTGTACTGTATTGTCACTCCGTATCTCGCCTACCAGCTCCTCACCCCATATCTCTCGCATGGGGTCAAGTATGTTACGTTGTAGCGTGCCTCTGGTGTTTCCCAACATCACAGCCAGCCCTAATCCTTTTAGGTGTGTCAGGCGCTGAGGAATTACGATTGTGTAGTCCACAAATGATTTCCCGGAACCTGTAGCACCGGTCTTTACGTTCCAACGATGGTTACAGCCTTGCAGGTATTCTGCCTGCTTGCTAGTCAATGGCACTATCGACACCCCCAAGGATTTCAATAGCTTTCGCCAGTGCTTTGTCGCTTGCACTCTCTGACTGTGGCTTATCACGCCATTGTTCTGGCTTTCTGTTCTTTAACCAAAATATTTGCGCTGTCGTATCCGGTGCGACGTGTTTTTTTGTTACTTTTCGCTCCGTCATTACTCCGCCTTCGTACTTTTCGCTCGTCTCCTCGTAGCTGTACCCTAGTGCCCGTTGCAACAGGCTTTTTTCTACCTGCCTATCCACAACATCTTTTCCCTTTTTTAAGGTATCGGCTAAAATTGGAAATTTTTTCTTCCATGTATATAAGGTATCTGGGTTAATACCGATGTTCGCCGCAATCTCTTTGTCTGTGCATCCATCTCGCGCCCATCCCTCTAGCTTAAGTAACCCTTCTTGGGTCAGCCACTCCTGGTATTTACTTATCCCATTTTGGGGTCACCTCCTAAATGCAACCATAACCCCGTAATGAATTGTTTACGGGGTTATATGAAAGGAAAGAAAATATGAAAAAAATCGTTTACGCCAGTTGCATAATGCAACTAAATACAAGTATAAGGAATTGCACCTTAACAGCCGCCGGGGTAAGACTAATAAAGCGGCTGGTCCCTAAACACTTGTAGACCCGCAACCTGTATGGAACGTAAGGCACCGTGGGATAGGTGTCTTACGCACTCTCTTTTACGCGGGTGAGAGTCTACACTTTTACCACAAAAAGATGAGGAGGTTATGTCTCACAAAAAGTTACCAGTACTCGTCCGTACAAGTGTATTGTACGGCATTTTTCAAGCCATGTTAGACAAACATAAAAAAAGAGAGGGAGATAATTCTCCCCCTCTAATATCCCGCATATTTCCCAGCTAAATTGGCGAAAGCACTAAGCCATCTGCGTATAGTCATTTCTGCATATCCAAGCTTATCCGCCGCCCCTGCTATCGTGTATCTATCCTCAAAATATACCAGCTGTACAGCTTTCATTCTGTCCTCTCCGTTGTCCATTCCCTCTGTCTGCTTTATCGCCTTGTTGATAGCGTACATCCATAGGGCTGACTGGGCTGTATTTTCTGCAATCAGTTTATCTGGGTATTTTTTTACCTGCTTTACTGCGTGTCCATACCAGTCGTGTTTGGGATTGCTCATCGTTCTATCTCCCCGTTTCTTCCAACTTTTTTAAACCTCACTCTTTGTAGCGCGTCAGGGTACTTTGTTGTATTGACTCCCGAAAAAAATTGTTTTAAATCTCTACTCCATGTAAGCTGGGAAGGTGTAAAGTCTTTGTATATTACTTCTATTTTAAGAGACTCGGAATTTACTACAACGTCCGTTACGATATATAATTCTCCTTTGAAGTGCCTGTATATACAACCAGTCATTTCTTCTTTCAAATATTGCACGCTCCTTCTGTTGTTCCAAACTTGCACTCCTCACACCTTCCTGTGCAAGCTTTTCTGATTGTTTCTAATGCGTTCATCATTTCTTTTCTGTCCATTTTTGTTCCTCCTGTTTAAAAATATGTGAGCGTACCTGCAACGTTGTTTGCCATCAACTCGACTCGTTTCAAATATCTTAATTGATTCTGGATGTATGCATCGGAATCTTTGCCTCCCATTGACCTCCAGTCAGATATTCGCTTATCTACATCCTGAAGAACATTAATCGGAATCATATCAAGATTGATATCTTTAAGGCTAAGCTGTTTCATATAGTTTTATCACTCCTTTATATATGCTCATGTGGTTCGACCGGTTCCCAGTGTTTTTCAGCTTCCTGCTCAATCAATCGGTTATATCGCTCCACAAATTCATCCTCGCTTATTTCGCCCTGCATAAATTTTTCTGATATGCTCACGTAGGTGTTTATTGGTATCCTTTTCAGTCGGTTACACCGCTTCGTAAACTCCTCATCACTTATTTCATCTTTTATGTATTGCTGTGATAAACCCATATATGTATCCGGCTCTATCGCATCTATGTGCTTCTCATCCTCTCTGTCGCTCATACCTTACTACCTCCCCATCATCCATCCTTATACGGATAATCGTTGGATACTTGCTTGCTGCGCAAGAATATTTCGCACTTACAATACCCGTAGGATTGTGATGGCTTCCTTCACATTTATTATAGTCATGGCTGCTTTCATATACTGTACCGCAAATTTTGCAAATATATCGTTTGTCGTTTAACATCTTTCACTCCCACTTCCTTATTCTTCCGCACACTTTCGTCCACTCCCTCGCAAATCTCTTTTCCGCCAAGTCGCTTGGGAAAAACTTTGTTTTTTTGTTTTTGTTTCCTCTGTTTCTCAGCTCCCTTTCTACGGCTTCAATTTTTCCCCTCGATTTAGGTGTTTTGCGTAGTTCGGTCATTGCTTCCCTTAGCTCTTGTTCTGTGCATCCCACCAAGAATGTGGCTCGGTCAAGGCTTGGTATTTCATATAGTTTTTTCGCTACTTCGTTTTGTATTTTATCAAAATCTTCATCTTTCAGCCCGTATGGCATTTTTATTTCTCCTCCTCTTTCATCATTAACTCAACCCATTTTCTCGCTATTTCTTCTTGTGTGTCTTCAACATCATCCCACGCATCTGTGTTGCAGGCTAGTATTTCACAAATCAATATAACTTCTGCCATATTTCTGCGTAAAACACTCTCTGCTTTTAACACTTCCGCTGGGGTTGGGTTAAATCCCATAATTTCTGCGCGTATCGTTGCGGCTTTGGATAATTCATCCGCCTTTTCCGTTAATTTGCTAAACAATACGCCTATTTCTAAATGTTCTAACAAATAGTCTTTCACTTCACTGTTTTGCATTTCTTCTACTTTCATTTTCTTTCCTTTCCCCTCCGGAATAAATCCGGAGGAATCAATGGCATATAGCTCCTCATGGAACCGTTAACGTGTTGCTGTAATGTGTATCCTTAACCCCGGAGGGTGTCCAGCTGTTTTATCCAGTCAAACGGCATTTTATTGACCAGTAGGCAATTTTTACATACATTTCCTATATCAAAAATGCATTCGTCGCAATATACGTGTTCGATGCAGTACTTCTTGAGTGTCTCTGCCGCTTTTCTTGCTTCTAAGTCTCCTGTTTTTTCCATCACTCCACCTCTTTGATCGTGATGCCGTATCTCTCAAGCATTAATTTGCGTTTGATAATGTACTCTGGATTTTTTCTTGTGCGTGGAGATTTTACGTCCTCGACAATAATCTTGCCCTCTTTGTCTGTGTAACGGAAATCTGCTGTATATGATACAGGGCGTTCTGTAGTGCCATCCTCTCGTTTCTGGCTGCCCACAAGGATGTATCTAGCCTGTCGCTCTAATCCTGTAATTTTCCCCGCTTCTTGCATTGTCGCCAGTTCTAAATAGCGATGCATTTCTCTCTTGCTGTCAAACTTCCCATCTTTCGTAAAAATCTTTTTATTTCTAAATTTGTTCAAAGGTAATTCCTCCCAAATGTTTTGATAAATTCTTCCCTCGTTCCGTTGTTCTCCTCCCAGTACTTCTGCGCTAGCTCCTTGAGATACCTGTCTAGTGGTCCGTTGGGATTGCGATGTACTGCCTCGCCACCGTTGGTATGGTGATTCAAACACAAATAAACTGTAAAACCATACTTTTCGGCTTGTTTTCTGTTGCTACTGCCATATAAAACATGATGTCTGTGCAGATTTCTAGTCGTTTTGCAGAAAAAACACTCTTTTTTCGTTTGTAGTACGCTATTCATTGCCAGAATCCTCGCTTGCAAAATGATATTCCATCAAATCGGCAATCATTAGGTATTCTTTTGCTATTTTCCCGCTTCGTGTTTCTTTTACCTGTTTTCTAAACCCTTCTAAATCTCCATGGAAGCACCCACAATTAACCATTATTTTTTTATTTTTTCCCCTGTAAAAAGTTGTGCAGCGGAATTTTATTCCAAAGCCCTGTACTAATGCATAATCTGCATTGTCGGACACCCTTGCATTGTCAGACACCCTTGCATCGCCGGAAACCCTTGCATCGCCGGAAACCCATGCATTGCCGAAAACCCATGCGTTGCCGGAAACCTTTGCATTGCCGGACACCTTTGCGTTGCCGAAAACCTCTGCATTGCCAGAAACCCATGCGTTGTTGTAAACCGTTGCGTTGCCAGAAACCTTTGCGTTGCTGGAAACCCATGTGTTGCCGGAAACCTCTGCGTTGCTGAAAACCTCTGCGTTGCTGAAAACCTCTGCATCGCCGGAAACCCTTGCATCGCCGGACACCCATGCATTGCCGAAAACCCATGCGTTGCCGGAAACCTTTGCAT